ACACCCTCGTTTCTAACACAGGGTTCGTGGGTTGTTGGTTTCTTTAGGGACACTGAAGCACAACAACCTGTTATCATGGGTTCATTGCCGGGCATTCCAGAGGACAGTGCTAATCCAAATGAAGGGTTTAATGATCCACGGGGCGACGGCTCGTCACAGAATGATTACAAAGGCACACCGAAGTATGGACCATACCCCGGCGAGATAAAACACAGTGGCCATGAAACTGGTGAACCAGATACCAATCGTCTAGCTAGAGGCGCAGCTTCCGAAGAACACAAATCTCTTATTGATCGTAGAGATGAGAGACTAAATGGTGATCCTGATGACGATGATGGTGATGCAACAGGTGTACACTTTGCTACCAAACCAAATCTTGCAAGTGTCTCTGATCAAGCTGCACAGGATGAACGAGAATTTTGGGAAGAACCTGATCCAAAAGGAATTGATCCCGACGCAGACCCGTATATCTCTGGCGTCTACCCTTACAATCATGTATTTGAATCTGAGTCTGGTCATATCACCGAAGTAGATGACAGCCCAGGCGCAGAACGATTGTTTCGTCAACACATGTCTGGAACATTTGAAGAGATTCACGCTAACGGTGACATGGTTACCAAGATTATGGGTAATAATTTTGAGATTGTGATTGGTCATGAGAATATTGTTATCAAAGGAAACCAAAACATCACAGTAGAAGGTGATGTAAGTCATCTTATCAAGGGTGATTATATATTAGAGGTAGAGGGAGACTTCTATCAAAAGATACATAAGAATCAACGTACCAAGATTGGCGCTGCAACGGATGATCATCCAAAAGGTCCGGGTGGTAATCGTGAAGAAGAGATTATCGGAAGTCATGCGTTCAATATCAACAAAGATGTGAATGGACGTATCGGTGGTGATGTTGTAATTAACTCTGAGGGGTCTAAGTGGGACATTATTGGTGGACAATATACTATGGCTGTTGCGGGTAAAAAAACTCCGCCGTCAGGTTCAAATCCATCTGGTGCGGGTATTTACATATCTTCTAGTTCTGATTATATGTTAAGTGTAGCTGATAATTTGTCGATCTCAACTATATCAGGGATTGTGTCTGTGAAGTCTGGTAGTACATTGAACATGAAGTCAGCAACTGCAATGACTATCAATCCAGAAACAACACTGAGTCAAATCGTTGGTACTGCATGGACAAGTACCACAGGAACAACATGGTCGCATACCTCTACAGGTATTGCAACAATTGTTGGTTCAGAAATCCAGATGAACCCGTAGGAGATAACGATGCCGGGTATATGTAGAGATGCAGATGATGCAGCAGGAGGAGCTTTGATTAAATCCCAATCAACCGTGTTTGCAAATGGTAAGAATGTCATTGTGCATGGTGATTCTGTCACAGGACATGGCGACTCGCCCCATGATGCACCAACTATGATTGCTGGTTCTGATAGTGTTTTTATTGGTGGTATTGCGGTATGTAATGCTGGTGACCTTGCAACGTGTGGTCATGCTGCAAGTGGTTCCAGCACAGTTTCGGTAGGAGATTAGAATGGTTGATTTTGCAAACGGTAATTTATGTGGCGCTAGTCCAGAACTCAATAGTGTTCTATCAAAGTTAGATGAAGCAAAGGCTGAGATAACATCAAAAATTGACGAAGCGGCATCTACTGCATCAGCTGCGTTTAAAAAGGCAGAGGATGAACTTGCTGGACTGAAAGATAAACTTCAGACCATTGAGCTACCAACTCTACCCAAACTAAACTTACAGGCAGAGATAAAAGGTCTTACTGATCAGATTCCCGGCACCCCGTCCTTTTTTTCTGCTCTTGCAAAAATTAAAACAGAATTTGGAGATGACTTAGAGGCTGCTGGTTTAGAGTTGAATACTCTTATTTCAAAAGCAACTGATGCAATCTCAGGTGGGGGTAACCTTTGTGAAGCTGTTCCTAATCTTGAAAAAGAGTCAGGAAGTAAAGAACCATCAAAACAAGAACCCATTGCAGTAAAACAAGCAGCTGCTCCAGCCGTAGCTGAACCCGCATCTAAAGCAAAACAGAATTTGAATGTTGAGGTGAAGATGGCTAACCTTTCTAATAAAATGTCATCTTTTTTTACGGGGTCAGCACCACCTAAAGCAGATACGCCTGCATTTAAATTTCCATCACCTGATATAATTAAAAATATATCTCAGGGAGGAGCTCCTATTCCGGCGGTCGTTGCTCCAACTACAGCTGCTAAGAGAACAAACTATGTGCCGAAAGATAAAGGTGGAATTGCTTATAAGAAAGCTACGAAATTCCAAAAATTTAGGATCGGTGAAACTGCTAGACCAAATGGAAAGTTTTATGAAAAGGCTAACGATGATGGTGAGGGATACTATTCTATTACACTTAAACACAAACCTGTGAAGATAAAACGCATTTTAATTTATCCTGCCGAGAATTTTACGAGAAAATTGATAAGTGAAAACTTGCGTAAAGAGTTAGGACTTGAGGAACCAAGTACTATAGAAAATAAACAATTTTTCTATACAAATACATTTGGTAGGCACGGCGCAACTCTTTATATTCGCAGGGGTAATAGGACGCTATCACCAAAAACAAACATTGCTATTTTTGATAATATACTTAGATTTTATTCACCAATAAAATTGGTCGATCACCCCGGCAATATAGATTCCGGCGGCACCCACATCCTTCCTGATCCTGATAAATTTGCTAGATCGGGTTATGAACCGTTGGTAAATGGAGATTACGAGACGCCGGGAAAAGCGGGCCTCGACAGTAAATATAATAGGATTTTTGGGGGGCTGGCGGTCGCCGTGCATTATGAATACTTCGAAAACTATGATCCTGATTATGAGCCCCAAACTCAGAAAACTACAGTTGCTGATCCAGTACCAGTAATTACTACCACACCAACTACTGGAACCACAACCACCACCACTACTACAGGCGGCGGCAGCACTACAACAACAGCGGCGGGGACTACAACTACAACTAAACCATCAACTACCACAACTACAACAACGAAAAGACAACCTAAACAGACAGAGGTAGAGGAAGATGCAAAAAAGGTTAAATCAGCCGCAGATCGAAAACCAACCACTACTAAGGAAGACCTACAAAAAATTGCTGATGCTGATGGGTTTGGACAGACTGTACTAGGAAATCCACGGATAGATCAAAGCGGTAAGTTTAAGGTTGAAGTAAGTGGTTCTGCCGGGTCGTTCCGTGGGGTGGGGAGAACCCCAGAATCGGCGTTTAGGAGTGCATCAAATAAGGCTCGGGGTTTAAGGGCCAATGGTCAACCTAAAAAATGATGACATAAATACAAACACATATAAAGGAGTTATATTATGGGAAAGAAAAAATCAAGAGCGACAGAGACATCTAAAGGTGAACGGCGTAGCGTTAGCAAGTCTGTAACCAAGGCAGTTCGTAGAGATTATATGAATAATGATATTGAGAGAATAAGAAATCAGCTTGATGCATTTAACAACGGTAAGAATGTCATGGTGACTATTCCTAACCCAAATACAAATGAAACTAACAAACGATTCATTCGTGTCAATGCAAAAGATGTCTGGAAGTCTAATAATAAGTATATGATGAAACAAAACACCGCAGAGAGTGTATAAATATAATAAAAAGGAATACTTATGGCTGCAAAGGACGCATACACTGACGGCACATATCAAGGTGAAGATCGTGCAGCTCAATTGTATTCTGATATTGATTTATTCTTTGGTCCTAAAATTGGATCAAAGGATGTTTCGAAAGTCACTAACTTTACAGCAGTCAAGAGGTCTGTAAGAAATCTTGTACTGACAAATTTCTATGAAAAACCCTTTCACCCAGAGATTGGTTCTGGTGTGAGAGATATTTTGTTTGAACCTATGACTCCGATTACGGCGTATGTTTTGACCATGAAGATAGAAGAGGTGATTGAAAACTTTGAACCCAGAGCCAGACTTGTTGGCGTTAGAGCAACACCCAATCTTGATAACAATGCATATAATGTAACCATTGAGTTTTATGTTGTCAATGCACCCACAGAACTTGTGAATATGGAAGTTCTATTAGAGAGATTACGATAATGGCAGCAACAAGAAAAAGACTCAGTGTAACAGAATTTGACTTTGATGAGGTTAAAGATAATCTAAAAATCTTTATGCGAAATCAGACAGAGTTCAAGGACTATGACTTTGAGGGTTCTGGTCTTAGTGCGCTCCTAGATGTTCTCGCATACAATACTCACTATCTTGGTTTCAATGCGAACATGCTTGCAAACGAGATGTTCCTTGATTCCTCTCAGTTGAGGTCAAGTGTGGTTTCACATGCAAAGACTTTGGGATACACCACTCGTTCTGCTGCATCTGCAAAAGCAACTGTTGATGTTTTTTTGAATACATCTAATGCTAGTGCAACCATGCCAGCGGGTACAGTCTTCACATCTAGTGTTGGTGATACATCTTATCAGTTCGTAACTATATCGGATGTTACTGCGTCTCTTAGTGGTTCTACTATTACATTTGATGGCGTAGTTATATATGAGGGTAGTTATGTTTCAAGTAGATACACTGCTGACACCCAGAATGTTGAACAGAGATTTATTATTAACGATGATAGAGCAGATACAACTACTATAACAATTACTGTTCAAAACTCTGTCACAGATACGACATCAGCTGCATATACTTTAGCAACAGACATTTCTGGATTAACTTCTACATCTGATGTTTATTTCCTACAAGAAGTAGAGGATGGTAAATACGAGATATATTTTGGTGATGGTGTTCTAGGTAGTGCGATAGAGGATGGTAATATTATCATAATCAATTATGTTGTTACCAATAAGGGTGCTGCAAATAGTGCAGCAGTCTTTGTTAGTTCCGCTGCAATCGATACTGTCAACAGTGTTAATGTTCTAACAGTGTCTCCAGCAGCTGGTGGTTCAGAACCAGAATCTATAGAGTCTATAAAATATAATGCACCCCTAGACTATGCGTCACAGGGACGATGTGTTACGACAGAAGATTACAAAACTTATGTTAAACAACTCTTTGCAAATACTCAAGCGGTTTCTGTTTGGGGTGGTGAGGATGGTTCATTTAATGCGGTTACTGGTATATCTGATGTTGCAGAGTATGGTAAGGTATTCATTAGTGTCAAATCAACAACCGGATTGAATCTGAATGAGATTCAGAAATCACAGTTAGTTACAGCACTGGCTCCATACACTGTTGCGTCAATTACTCCTGTAATCGTAGACCCATCAATTTTAAATATTATCCTTAACGTTAATTTTAAATTTGATAGCAATGCAACAACAAGTAGTAAAGAGGCGTTGGAATCACTTGTATCCTCTGCTGTCACGCAATACAATACTGATTACCTAAAAGTATTCAACTCTGTTTTTAGACACTCACAATTTACTTCTCTGGTTGATGCTAGTGATAATTCAATACTGAACAATACTACTACAGTATCTCTTGGTTTACTTCATACACCAAGTACGTCTGGTTTCTTTTCCTTCACTGTTGCTTTTGCAAATCAATTAAATAATCCACATTCTGGTCATAATTCAGCATCTGGTGGTATCATTGCATCAACGGGTTTCTTTATACAAGGTAATACAAACGAGATGTTCTTTGATGATGATGGTGCTGGGAACCTTCGCATTTACTATTTGGTTGATGGTATACGAACATATCATAGTTCTGCAGCTGGATCAGTAAATTATATATCCGGTTTAGTTTCAGTCAATCCAATTTATATAACAACTGTATCTAATGTTGATAATAGTATATCCTCTGCTATACGGTTAACTGCAACACCAGCTTCCAGTGATATCTTGGGTAAGAGAAATCAGATTATTGAAATTGATATTGTTAATACATTAATCTCTGGAGGACAAGATACGATTGCAGTCAATAGTGCAGGGGGTTCAACGGGTTACGTTACAACAACTAATTATGTCTCCCCGTCGAGTTATTAATCATGGCACCACCCTTTGATTTATCTTGGACGCCGGAACTAGAGAATAAACTCAGTACTCAGATTGATGGTCAACTACCCGACTTCATTGCTGAAGACCACCCACAGTTTTCTCAATTTCTAAAATCGTATTACCAGTTCCTTGAATCTGGTGAACTACAACTAACAGTCAATATTGATAACATCCTTTTGGAAGTTGAGAGTGATACAAATCTTCTTAATGAAGATGGAACTCTGGTTGTTACTGAAGCTGGTTCTGGTTCCACAGGTAAATTTATTGAGGGTGAAACTATTACTGGCGGCACATCTTATGCAACCGCAAAAGTTTTGGTTGAAGACCTTGGTGATGCGACACCGAGATTATTCATATCCTCACAACAGTTATTTGAAACGGGTGAAACTGTAACAGGTGGAACCTCTGGTGCGAATGGTGTAGTCACAAGATATCGTGCAAACCCTGTTCAAAATATTCAACAGTTGTTGGCGTATGCTGATATTGATAACACCATCTTTGATTTTATTGAAGA